CCACGTCGTTGTCGAGCGGGATCCGCAGTACATGACCGCCTTCAACGAAATGGTGCCGGAGTTCATCGAGAAGATGGATGAGGCGCTGGCGGAAATCGGCTTCACGTTCGGGGAGCAGTGGAAATGAAACGCACACCCTTCTACCGCAGACCCGGTCGAACCGGGCAATTCTCCGGCCTCCGTGAGCGCGTTATCTGGATGATTCAGACTCGAGGCCGCCCGGTAACCGGCAGCGAAATCGCCGAGAAGTTTGGCGTAACGCTGATTGAGTTTAACCGGGTAGCCAACGGCATTACCCGCGGCACCGCGCGAATAGCGCAGATCGTTGAGTCGGAAAAATGGCTCAACGAGGACGGCATCTGCGACCGGACATTTGACCTGGTAACGAAGCCAAAGGTCATTACACCGCAGGGAAAATCACGGCTATTCACCCGGCGCGCCATAGAGCAATCGCAGGAAGGTAGACGGCAGGAATGCATTGAACGTGCCGCCCGCCGTCGCCGCCTCATTGCTCAGGGCCTCTACATCGACGAAATGGAGTCCATCCTATGACTCACGCTCACGACGACATCAGGGTTGGCACACTGTGCCTTCCCCTCATTGGTAACGGCTGGCTAATGCCATGCGGTGAAGTGGTCAGCAATCCATTAAAGGCGCAGCGGTTCGCTGAGGAATATCGGGAAAGGCAGGAGGCGGCATGATTCATTTTCACGGTGGCCCTATTACGCCGGACACATGCGCCCTGAGGGCATGGAAAGGCAGGCACGCTTTCATCTCGTTCGCTAACCCCGGCCAATTAGCCCTGGCCAGCGAAGTCACCCAGTCTTTCGCACTTGATAACGGCGCATTCAGCTTCTGGACGAAAAACCGCGTTGTTAACTGGAATGACTACTACGCGTTTGTAGGCCGCTGGATGAATCACCCACGTTTTGCTTTTGCTGTGATCCCTGACGTGATCGGCGGGACCAGTGAAGAGAACGACGCGTTAATCGCCGAGTGGCCGCACGGCAAAGTAGTCGGCGCGCCGGTGTGGCACATGAACGAGCCCGATGAACGTTTCTTCCGCCTGTGTCGGGAATTTCCGCGCGTATGCATCGGTAGCATGGGTGAATACGACGCAAAGCGCCCGCGCTCATGTCGGGCAAAGTTACGCGATCTCATCCGTCACGTTGTCGACATAAACGGGTATCCGATAACAAAGCTTCACGGCCTGCGCATGCTGAACGCCGATATATTCCGACACATCCCACTGTCGTCAGCCGACAGTACTAATGTGGCGCGAAACATCGGCATCGACAAGGCGTGGGATAAATCAGCCTACGCGCCGGCAAGCAAAGAAACACGTGCTGCGGTGCTGGTCGAACGCATTGAAGCCTTTAACTCTGCAAGTTCGTTGAATTACGACGCTGAACGCGATCGGTTCACTCCACAACTTGCTTTCGAGGTGTAATTCCATGACCGGAAAATACTCTCTTATCTACGCTGATCCGCCATGGTCTTACGGCAACACCATCAGCAACGGCGCTGCCGCCGATCACTACTCAACCATGAAGCTAATCGACATTAAGCGCCTGCCGGTGTGGGAGCTTGCCGCCGAAAACGCGGTGCTGGCGATGTGGTACACCGGCACGCATAACCAGGAGGCTATCGAACTGGCCGAGGCCTGGGGCTTTGCCGTTCGCACGATGAAGGGCTTTACCTGGGTGAAGCTGAACCAGAACGCGGAACTACGCATCAACAAGGCACTTGCAGAGGGTGAACTAACCGACTTTTACGGCTTCCTCGATCTGCTAAACGCCGAGACGCGCATGAACGGCGGCAATCACACCCGGGCCAACACCGAAGACTTGTTGATTGCCACCCGCGGCGCCGGGCTGGAACGAAAGCACGCCGGGATTAAGCAGGTGGTATACAGCCCGCTCGGCGCGCACAGCGAAAAGCCGTGGGAAGTTCGCCACCGCCTGGAACTGCTCTACGGAGATGTGCCGAGGATTGAGCTTTTTAGCCGCAGCGCGGCTCCAGGCTGGCATCATTGGGGAAATCAGTGCGCTACCGCCGCGGTAGAACTGCTGCCAGGCTGCGCCATTGATGTTGTGAAAACGGAGGCCGCATGACGCCAGAAACAGATAACGCCATCCGTTCCGCCTGCCGCCGCTGCACCGAGGAAATCCAGCAGGCCATGCGCAAGAAGCCAAAGCCTAACTGGAACGAAACGGTGCCTCCCATCATCAACAAGCATCACAAGAAAATTGAAGCTCTGGGAGTTAGCCTCCTAGAGTTCGTCGTCTACACAGGGCGGCTTAATCGCCGCTTCGGAGCAGAACAATGAGCAGGGTAATTTTTGTCGTAGATTTTGAGGACGGGAAAGAGCCAGCAGTGCATTCCCGCATGAACATTCTCGGCGGAGAGCTGGCGGCAGTTGCGTGGAAAGATGCAATTAAATCAGAGGTTGTTTCAGTTAAAGATGGCCTACCTTCCCCTAATCAGCAGTGCTTGTTATTTGACGCCAACGGTGAGGGCTGGGTCATTGGCTGGCGCTCAGTTTGGCTTTCAGAGTGCATGACTGAAACAGGTGACTGGGACTGGAATTATCAGATCGAGAGCCTGGATGATGAGGAAATGAACATTACTCATTGGGCACCCACTCCTCCGGTGCCAGAGGCATGAAGGCAATAATCACCAGGTCGCTAAAGCGGCCTTTTTTATTGCTGGCGTTCACCTTCAACCGAATTAACCGACAGTTCCGGGAGCATTGACCATGGCCGACATCATCGACACAGCAGCAGAGATTGAAGAGCTTCAGCGTAACGCTGCCCTTTCCGCTCACCGACTCAACCGCAACGCCGTATCAGCGGAGCATTGCGAAGAGTGCGGAGAATCGATTCCCGAGCCGCGTCGCTCTGCCGTTCCCGACTGCCAGACGTGCGCGGAGTGCCAAAGTATAAAAGAAATAAAAAATAAAAACTTTCATTCAACCTAACAGAAGCCCTATGGTTCTCTATAACGTTTGTTGATAATCTCCGTGAGGTGTTTTTTTATCTCAAAGGGGGATACAGTGAATCCATGGGGTGCTATTACCGCAGCAATCATAGCTGGCGCAATCGCTTTTGTAGGAATGGTAGTTACTAAAGAAAGTAAAATATCTGATTTCAGGCAGGAGTGGATTAACGACTTGAGAACTAAAATTGCCGAGTTAATATCAATTTTTGATGTCATTAGCAAGGAAAGTGATTTTAGTGCCGATGAGAAAAACGAGGCCAAAAAAAACGTAAACCGAGTAATTGCTGAAGTTAGGCTTCGATTAAATCACTCTAATCCTACAGCAGCAGAGAGAGATCTCGGAGAAGTTATAACAGATATAAATATTGAAATAATGACCCGTGGTGGTGAGGTATCGAAACACTATGATAGACTTACGGAACTAACGCATATAGTTCTTAAAGAAGAATGGACAAGGGTTAAAAAAGGGGAAAATAGTTACATAATGGTAAAAAACTTCCTTTCAGTAATTGCAGTTATACTCGCAGCAATGACCATCACTTGGTTCGCAATTTTCATTGTGACGCATTCAGGTTTGTTTAAAACACCTTTATTCTAAACGAAATAAAAAATTAAATTCTTTAATGCCTCCTTTTTATTAGTTCGGGAGGCATCGCTAGATGTGCAGCCCCCCCCCCCGTCTAATCAAATTAATTTGATTTCAATTAATCAACACGTCAACGCGGCCTCGCTTATAATGCCTGGCGGCTAAGGAGTTCTCATGGCTAAGCTTCTCAACTTGCAGGAATGGGCTGCTGAGGTCTACACGACTCCCCCTTCCCTTTCTACTCTGCGTCGATGGACGCGGGAGGGGCGAATTTATCCCGCGCCGGAGCTGCATGGAAAGGAATATAAGGTTCAGCCTGACGCTATCTACGTGGATCCGCGTAAGAAGAACCTCCGCGCTAAACCAAAACACACCAAAATGCCGTCCGGCGGCACCTTACTGGAGAGACTGACTCATGGCGAAAAGGCCAGTACGTTACGACGCTAACCTGCCCCGTAACCTGACCTATCGTAAAAGAGACAGACTTTACAGCTGGCGCAATCCGGTGACCGGGCAGGAGATTTCTCTTGGCCGGATTGATCGCAAGGACGCCGTTGCCCAGGCCATTGAGGCCAACAACTACATCGACCAGAATTACCTTCCCTCTTCTCTCCTGGATCGCATAAGAGACGTGCCCACTTTCACAGTGGACGCATGGCTGGAGCGTTACGAGGTAATTCTCGAGCGGCGCGAGCTGAAACCAAACACGATGAAGGTCAGGCGAAACCAGATCGCCACCATAAAGGAAGAGTTAGGCAAAATTCCCCTCGCTTCCGTCACGACAAAGGATATCGCCTCATTTCTTGAATCGTACATTCTCTGCGATAAAAAGAGCATGGCTTCCGGGCTGCGTTCTGTCTTAATGGACATCTTCAGGGAGGCCATCGTAGAAGGTCATGTCGACAGGAACCCGGCCGAGCCGACGCGAACGCCGACGCCGAAAGTTAAGCGAGAGCGCCTGTTGCTCGAACAATTCACCATCATCCGCCAAGCCGCGTTAACCCATTCTGACTGGGCACCAAATGCATGCGATCTGGCACTGGTCACCGGCCAGCGGCGTGAGGATATTTCGCTGTTCAGATTCAGTGACGTCAAAGACGGGAGGCTTTTTGTTACTCAGGAGAAAACAGGTCACAAACTGGCGCTCCCCCTTGATTTGAGGCTGGACGTCGCCGGGCTTGTGTTGCAGGATGTCATTGAGCGATGCCGGGTAAACAACCCTTCCGAATTCATGCTTTACTCACCGGTTCGCCGCGGGGGGAGAAAACCGGGGCCGCTAACTCCTGACGGTCTTACCCAGGCGTTCGCAGAGATAAGGGATTCGACCGGGTTAAAATTCGGACCTAACCCACCGCCTTTCCATGAGATCAGGAGTCTGGCGAGCAGGCTATATGAAAAGGAGCGCGGAGAAGAATTTGCTCAGCGTTTACTCGGCCACAAAAATTTAACAATGACCAAAAAATACCTGGACGCACGCGGTGCAGAGTATGTTATGGTTTAGACAGGATATGGAATATTCGAGTAATTTTCGGGGGATTTCGTGTTGATACCGAAAAAACCTTTGAGAAACAAATAGATAAAAAGAGACCGAATACGATTCCTGTATTCGGTCCAGGGAAATGGCTCTTGGGAGAGAGCCGTGCGCTAAAAGTTGGCATTAATGCAGGCTAAGTCG